GTCTTTGTTTTAGGTGTAACACCCTGTTGCTAGGGTTCCCTGCATGGATCACAACTGGTTGACCTGCCCCGACTGCGGGAACTCATGGCCCGAAAAAGAGTCACGGTACTGTGCCGTGTGCGGAACGAAAGGGGACCCCGATGGAGGCGAGTGATTTCCCTGTTGTCATCGTGAAATGGGCTGACGCTCACGCCTCATCCGGTGGGTGGCTCACCCTTGACGACTACGAAGATGACGGCGAGTGCATCGTCACCACCATCGGCTACCTTGTGCCAGCTGACTCACCGGGCGGTAAAAAGGATCATGTGTCGGTGTGGCAGACCATCACCGATGGTGAGGGTATCCACGGGTTCCACATCCCGGTTTCTATGGTCAGGAACATGACGGTGATCCCGGCAGAAAAAATCGTGTCAGACCTTGACACACCCTCTGCGTAGCCTGTACCTTACCGTTCAACAAGAAAGAAGGGGTTATGACACTCAACCGCTACCGCATCCCGAAACCGGAACACGGCGGGCAGGAATGGCTGAACATCAGGTTCCGTGACGAACACGGCAACAAGCGAGTCAGCGCATCAGCTGTCGCAGCAATCTACGGACTCCACCCGTTCGTCCCGATGGACAAGTACGCCGCCGAACTGCTTGGCGACACACCCCCATCCCCGATCCCGCCGAACCCCGCAATGGAGCGAGGCAACCGTCTTGAACCGTTCGTCCTCGAATGGGCCTGCGACAAGCTCGGGTTGGAGTTCACCACCCCCGAAGAAATGTTCGCCGCCGACTCCCCGAACGGGGCAAGAATGGTCGCCACCCTCGACGGGTTTTGGGAAGGCGACATCATCCTCCGCGACGACGACGACGCTGTGACCTACGGTCGTCGGGTTCTCGAAATCAAGACCACAACCCGCAAATGGGAAGGCCGTCTGCCGGACTACTGGAAGATTCAGGGAATCCAGCAAGCCATCTGCGCCGACGTGAACCAGGTGCTGTGGGCCATCTTCGATCCGTCAATGATTCTCCACATCCATGTCCAGCACATCACCGCCGCTGAAATGGCGGAACACATCTCCGCTGTGGAAGCATGGCTGAACAGCATCGAACTCGGTATCGTCCCGTCGGGTGTGAAGTGGTCGTACGAAACGGTCACAACCCGCTACCCTGAATCGTTGAACATGACGACAGCGTTGGACAAGAAACACGCTGAACTGTTCTCCAGGCTCCGCCACATCCGATGCGAACTCGCCTCCTACAAAACGTTGGAGGACGAACTGAAAGCAGAAATCTGCGAGCTGATGGGCGAAGCAGACACCGCCGTCCTGAACGGCACCACAGTCGCCACATGGAAAACACAGACACGGGACATTTTCGATGCGAAAGCGTTCCGTGAGGCGTACCCCGAACTGGCATCCCAGTTCACCAAGCAAACCACAACAAGGTCCTTCCTTCTGAAAGGGGAAAACTGATGGACACACCGAACACCAACGAACTGCGCGACGTACTGAACAAGTACGCCGTGCCTGACCCGAAGATCGTGGGCAAACTCCCGAAGGGCAACACCCAACTGGATTTCGTCGGACACGCCGACATCACCCGCATCCTCATCGAAATCGACCCGCATTGGCGGCTCGTCCCCATCGCATGGGAGAACGGCCGACCGGCGGTCAACATCGTGAACGACATGGCAACCATGTGGTTCGAGATGACTCTGCTCGGACAGGCTCGTCTCGCCATCGGCACCGCCAAAGCAAACAGCATGGACCTTGACAAGGTTCTGTACGGTGACGCGCTCCGCAACGGGGCGATGCGGTTCGGTATCGGCCTGTCGCTGTGGACGAAGCAGGAATGGGACGACCTCGATCACCACACCCCTGCGAAGCCGGCTGTGAAGCCTGCTGCGAAGCCGACCGGGACCGCCGCGAAGAAGCCGACAACCCCTCTCACGGAGGCACAGATCGAACAGTTCAAGGTGGCGTGTGACAATGCCGGTCTTGACATGGCCGAAGTTGTGAGCCATGCTGGTATCGGTGACCGCCCGCTGGTGGAAGCTGATCTGGCCTCTCTGCGGGCCTCGTTCAAGGAAATGAAGGGAGCCTGACATGGCCAACAAGAGAACAGTTGACCCGACCGCTTCTGAGGCTTCGACTCAGATTGTCGGTATCAGGATGACGGCGACACAGATTCGTCAGATTCAGGAGTTGTCGGAGCGTCGTGGCGTGAAGCGGTCCACGTTGATCCGTGACTTGGTGCGGGTCGCGTACGACAACGAGTTCAGCCCGGAGCCGTTCTGATGGGCGAGCTGGGGCGGGTGTCGCAATGGCGGACTGACTGGATGCGTCAGAACACCCATGACTTTGTTCGTGACACGGTGCGGTCGGAACTGCTGGACATCAAGCGACAGTTGCGGGAACTGGAAGCCCTGCTGACTGTGATCAAGGAAAGACTGGAGGGTGGTCATGGGTGACGACATTGTGACCCGGCTACATAACGAAGCTGACTATTGGTGCCATGACACAGCAGTTCGCATTTTCCTTGAAGCCGCCGACGAGATTGAACGCCTACGCGAACGGTTGTGGATTTGGCGCAAACTTGCCGATGACATGGCAAACCGTCTTGATTCTTCAACCGAAGCGAGCGACCTTCTTGCTGATTACGAACAGGCGGTGCGTGGTGAGTGACTCGTTCGTTGTCTTTATGCTCGGGTGCATCTTTGACCGAGTGCTGTGTCTGATTCAACAGGCGGTGCGTGGTGAGCAAGGCTAAAGCGAAAGGGACCGCCGCCGAAACAGCGGTCGTCCGCTACCTGAAAGACCACGGATTCCCCCACGCCGAACGTCGAGCTTTGCACGGCACCGCCGACAAAGGCGACATCACCGGCTGCGGACCCGTCGTGTTCGAGGTGAAGAACCACAAAACAATGGACCTCGCAGGCTGGATCAAGGAACTGGAAACCGAAATGTCAAACGCTGCGGTGGACACGGGTGCTGTCATCGCCAAGAAACGTGGCACCACCGACCCCGGTGAGTGGTACGCAATCATGCCGTTGCGGATACTTGTCGGCTTGTTGATTGAGGCAGGTTTCTGATGGTCAAACACCCGGCGCGTTACACGGATTCATTGATGCCGGTGTTTGAGGAGATTCTTTTGCGATACAAATGCGTTACAGTTCTTGACCCGTTTGCTGGCACGGGAAAAATACATTCATTACCATTTGACACATTCGGTGTTGAAATAGAACCGGAATGGGCGGCAATGAACGACCGCACAATATGTGCAGATGCAACACATCTTCCATTTGCGGACAACACATTTGATGCAATCTGTACATCACCTACCTATGGAAATCGAATGGCCGATCATCACAACGCCAAAGACGGATCAAAACGGTTGACGTACACGCACACGTTGGGTCGTTCATTGCATTGGAACAACACCGGTAAAATGCAATGGGGTCCGCATTACCGTGAAATGCACAGACAAGCATGGGCTGAATCCTCGCGTGTTCTGAAAGAAGCTGGAGTGTTCATCGTGAATGTGTCTGACCACATACGGAAGGGTGTGTTACAACCAGTCACGCAGTTTCATATTGATTGCATAACGGAGCTGGGTTTTGGCGTTGTTGATCACATTGAGGTTGCAACACCACGCATGAAATACGGTCAACACAGAAATGTTCGTGTAGACCATGAATCAGTCATTGTATTTACGAGAGAAAAGAAGCAAAAGTGAGTAGACCACCGACCCCGGCGAATGGTATGCGGTCCTCCCGTTCCGTGTCCTCGACGGCCTGTTGATCGAGGCAGGGTTCTGATGGACAAAAGAAAGAAAGCCCCCGGCCAAGAGGTTCACAGCCTCGCCAGGTACAGGTTCTACAAGTGTCGGTGCGACATCTGTGTGAAAGCTCACGCTGACTACAACCGGTCCCGCCGGAAACACAAGGATCCGGCACCGTTGATTGACCCGGCACCGTTGATTGCGTTGATTCAGAAGAACAACGAACTGGTGTCGAACGGTGGGTTGGTGCGTCAGGTGCAGCGTTGGCAGGAGAAAGGTTTGGATGTGTTTGAGGCGGACAGGCAATGTATCAAGCGGGGGTTGCATCCGATGGAAGTGTTCGGTGATTTGTGGTTGATGGACGTGGAGGTGGGAAATGTCTGAGGACATTCGTGAAAGGTTGATGCGGTTCGCTGAACAGGACAACGTGATATGGGATGCGGTCTATGAGATCGAGAATCTGCGGACCCTGTTGAGACAGCAGGAACTGGCCACCGAACAATGGTGGTTTTTGGCTTCGCAGTACCGGAACAGTCTTGACCATGCCGGCTGTGTCAAGGGTAAGCGTTGCAGGTTCTGTGCGATGTTCCACCGGAACGAGCAGTTGTACGGCCCGAACCCCGGCGAATAGCGAAGGAGAAGGGGATGAACGACGAACCAGCAACAGAGAAACAAATCAGGGCTGTGTGGGGACTGGAGAAAGCGTTGAACCGTGTCCCTGTGTGGCGTGACGACATGACCAAAGAGTTTGCGTCACGTTTGATCAGCGACTTGAAGGAACAACTGGAGATTTACAATGCAGATAATCGTTGAGCTTGACGAGTACGAGCTGGCTCACGCTGCTATGGCTGGCTGTCAGCGTCGTATCGCGTCCATCATGCGGGGCCGTCCACAGGCGTATGGTGCGGGTGAACGGAAGAATCATTGGCAGATAGACATCATCGGGATGATGGCTGAGTATGCGGTTGCCAAAGCGTTCGACAAGCATTGGCAGCCTGCGACGAACCGACGACTGGCTGATCTTGCTGGCGATGTTGATGTGTGGCAGGTGCGGTCGACTGAGCATCGGTCGGGGCATTTGTTCATTCACCCGGATGACAAGTCTGCGCCGTTCATTTTGGCGATTGTTGCGGATCGTCATGTGTTGTTGGCGGGCTGGTTGGAAAAGGAGCAGGCATCGCTTGTTGGTGTGATGAAGTCTGCTGATACTTGGTGGGTGGCTCAGGATATGTTGTGGCCGTTTGCTGAGTGGCCGTATGCATCGGTGGCTTGGTCGGACACGGTACGACAGAGGTGACAACA